CCCCTCACAGCTTCCCACGCCGTCCCAATTAACTTATCTAGACCCAGACCCAGACCTAAACCTAGACCAAGACCCAGATCTAGACCCAGACCAAGACCTAGACCTAGACCAAGACCCAGACCCAGACCCAGACCTAGACCAAGACCAAGACCCAGACCCAGACCCAGACCAAGACCCAGACCTAGACCAAGACCAAGACCATTTTTGTTTTAAACCACGAATATTCATCGTTTATTTGTCTTTCTGTATGATTCAATAGAATTAGATCTTACATAGAGATTACCAACTTTTTGTGCGTCTGTATATTTAGATGCATCAAATGGTCCTGTCTCATAAACAATAGCAGCGTCTTCAAGAAGAACATCATTGGTATTTACGCCAGTTAGTGTGCCTGTGTAAATGTAATTCATACAAAACAATTCAACACGTTCACCAAGTAATCCAACCAATCCTTCACCTTCAACTTCGGTCACAGTTACAATTTTCTTCATTTTATTCTTCCTTTTTAGATTCATTAGATTTTACCTCTTCCAAAAAATCTTCTTTAGATTCATTATTATAAACCCAACAATCAAAGTCGTGATCATATTCTTCTTGGTTCTCAATCATGTCCATCAACAAAGCCTTAACTCGTCCCATAGCTTCCCACGCCGTCCCGATTAACCTACCCAGACCTAGACCAAGACCTAGACCAAGACCTAGACCAAGACCTAGACCAAGACCCAGACCTAGACCAAGACCCAGACCTAGACCAAGACCCAGACCTAGACCAAGACCCAGACCTAGACCGAGACCGAGACCCAGACCCAGACCTAGACCAAGACCTAAATTTATTTTTTAATGATTTTTTCACGTTTTGTTAGTCTCCATGAACGACTCAATTGCTCCAACTTGAACGTAGACGTTATGAGGAAGCTTTTGTGCATCCTTAAATTTATTAGAATCAAAAGCTCCTGTTTCATACACAATACTTGCATCCTCTAAAAGAACACAAGTTTGATTAACTCCAGATAGAGTACCACTGTAAATGTAATTCATACAGAACAACATTACTTTCTTACCCAACAGACCAATAAGACCTTCGCCTTCAACTTCTTGAACATTTATAATCTTTTTCATACACTACTCCTTCTACTTAACTTCTTCTAGTTTAATTAGCCCAGACATATCGTCTTTATAGCAATAATTGTAATATTGACATTTCCCATAACTTTTTACACAGTTTTGTAAGTTGCGATGATATACACCATTCTTAATGGATGCGTTGATGTAATCGAAGTTCTCAAGGACAATCTGTTCTGTCTTCTCTGGAATCAAGTCAATCACAACTTGAACATGAATCCTAGGATCAAGCTTTGAATTCCATTCACCATTACAGCGAAGTCCTTCCACGGTGCTGTTGCATGTCTTATGGCTTGTGCCCTCGTTGACATATCCACATTTTGTGCAGGTCTTTGTTCGATTCTTACGAACGTTTTTATTTAGAACAATATAACCGGCGCGTCGAGTATTGCTGTAATTACTACTAAGAGAATGCACATACAAAGTTAACTGCGGCGAAGTAAGAACCGAATCAATCGCATAATCTTTCGCAGAGGTTTTAAAATCGAATATAATAGGTTCATCATATCCTTCCCATTCCGCCACCATGTCGGCATATCCAACAATCAAATCACCAACGTCATTTTCAAGTTTACAATAAACTTGAGCACCATGCACCTTTTTAATCTTAGGCATTACTTCTTCTCTCACAGCTTGAACCATGAGTAATCCCTTACGATAAAGAGACAACCAGTTTGCATAGTTAAGAATCTTTTTTCGGTCTTCTGGTAATCCGTCGAATCCTAAGTAATCTTTTTCTTTGTATATCTTCTGGACTTCGGCGGTGGGATTATCCAACTTAAATTCTTCTTTTAATTTTAAAATGTCTTCTTCTAAAAGAAGTTCTTCGTCGTAATCCGAATTAGCGTAGACGATATTAATACATGTAGGAAGGTATGTTTGTTTTCCGTTAATCTCTTGAAATCTCCAGAAATAAGCAAAAACATCCTCTGGTTTTTTTTCGCTTTGTTTTAGTAAGGAAGTGACTGCTGCGTCAACCGCCGAGCCAAACGCAAGGGCTGCGTGCTGTGTGCTCGAACGAATACGATCTACGTAATGGAACTTCCATTTAGTAGGGCAATCCATGAATTGATTAGACGCACTATGAGATAATTTGTTCTTCATCTTGGGGTACTTCCATCACAAGTGTAGCACGAATGATAGCACTGGGGTCAAGAGCCCCAATATGAACATACTCTTCTTGTCCCCCATCAACAAAGATTTCACAATCACATGAGCATGTTTTTAAATCATGTCTAAACCAGGATATTAAAACATCCCTACAGTTAGCACAAACGATAGCGTTAACACTTATTGTTTTTGGTTTTTTTCTTTTTTGTTTCATCGGATGAAGCTTTCTTTAAAAGTTTTTTACCTTCACCTAATGCTTTAACAAGAACAGAAATATCACCTTCACTTAAAAAGTAATGATTCCCGTCTGTGCTAAAGAATAATTTTATCCCATATTCCCAGTCATCAACAACTTCTATTTTAATTCCACCAACACTTAAATCATACTTATTTGATTTTGACACAGGATATTCCTTTATCTTTATAAACCCAACAACTTACATTTCCGTCTGTAAACTTTTTAATACCAACGGGTAACATGGTGCCATCGCTTCCCCTATCCCCAAGATCAGGAGCGCACGCCACGAAGGCTATTAAAGTCCCTACAACAAGTAGGATTGAAATAAAAACTAACCTAGTTAGTTCCGTCATATTAATTTATTAAATCATATCTTAGATAATTCTACAATAAACTTATTAAATATTTTTGTTGAGCAACCAACATTTAATCTAAAATATTTATCGGTTGAACCCAAGAGACTTCCATTTAAATTTATTATGTTGGATGGGCACTTACCCTTTGCCCAAAGAAACATTCCAGAACTGTTTTGTATTTGAAGCGAGGTCTCTGTGCTTAATATTTTTTTCCATCTCGCTTTTAAAATGTTTTTGCCATATTCAAATACTGTTTCTTTTGCTTTTAATTGGTGCTCTATGACTTGTTCTGCTTTAATTTGTGCATCAACGGACAATCCGCCCGTGCTGACTTCTATATACTGAGTTAGTTTTTTTGCCAACCGCTCGTCTTTTAATATAGCCCAACCAATCCTTGTGCTTGCGTGGCCCGTTGCTTTGCTTAATGAATATACCATGACAGGGTGATCATACTTTATCATCAAGTCTGTGTACTGTGGCCAGTTATAACAGCAATCTAAAATTGAACAATTTAAATCCAAAGTAATTCTGTTGTTTGGGTTATTGGGATTAGATACAATTGTTAATGAATCATCTCTATCTTCCCAATCCATTTTGGCCAGGGTTGCAAGTGCAGGAAATCTTGAAAAATGAGGGGGCTCTGCCCAGGCAAAGGGTGAGTTATCATCTCTTAGGATAGACATTAATCCTAATATGATTTGTGTTGCACCTGCCGCAACTACAATGTGTTTGCCTTCCGCATTGGCATTACCAATTTTTTTATGGAGTCTTTTAATTTTAGTTTTTAGTTGAGATCTAGACCCAACTCTATATCTTTGTTCTTTTTTAATGGCATCAACTTTAATTGAATTTTTATTCCAATAGGGGATTAAAAATGATGGGCTACCCCATGCCATATCTATTGTTTGTTTTTTCATAAAATTGGTCGGCCAGGTGGGAATTGAACCCACTACCCAAGGCTTATAAGACCCCCATGCAAACCGTTACACCTCTGGCCGAATATGGATTTGCAATCACAAGGTCATCATTGAGTATGTTATTAACTTTTGTGTGCACATTTTTTTATCAAACAAGGTAAGCGCACCTGCAACCTCTCATCAATAGGGCCTTCACTTTGGGCGGACCGTAAGTTCATCGGTTGTCCTATTAATTAATTTTATCTTCTAAATTCACGATTTGCCATTGGATTATCAGCCCTGTCACGAGTTGGTAGACCAAGACGAACAGTCATACAACCAGAAAGAAAAACGGTGGATAGAATAATGATAAAGTATTTCATTAATATTTACTTCTTTCTTTTTCTTTTTTCTCAAGGTATTTGGCTACTTTTAGAAACCATTCTGATAATCTACGAGCTTCTTTTGAATTTGTTGAGTATATCATAAAATGATCACACTCACAAGTTACATTATCAAGTTGTTCTAAAAAGAATCCATGATTCATTTTTCCTGATCTAAAGGGATTCATTGGTTTTTTAATCTTTGTTTTCTTCATTTTGAATTTCTCTTTGAAGATACCAAAGAGCCTTCTTTAAATCTTCTTTACGTTTAGCTGGGTCTTTTTTACCAGCCCTTGCTATATACTTTACAACATTACCCAGACAAAAGCCAAGTGCCCAATCCTCAATTACATCAATAACTTCTATTTTTCCTGAAGTATAGTGTGCGGGATGATTTATTATATCATTTTTTTCTAAAGATTCAGTGTGATGATTAATCATAAATCTTCAAAAACAATTGTTTCGTTTTCAGATTCGTCGTCTGATTCTTCGTCTAAGTCTGAAAAAAAAGAACCGGTGTCTTTTTCTGCTTTCTTTTTTGCAATCGCGCTAGTATTTTCTAAAAGTTCTAAACCAATTCCAACGATCCCAATAAACACAATCGCTGTAAAAATACTTGTCATTTTAATTCCTCTATTCCAATTATTTCATCGTATTTATAAAATGAAATTAAAGAATCAATAGTGTGTTGTACTTCCTCCGGCATGTGGCCGATATGCTTTACATAATAATAACAAGCAACAATTGCTGGAGCATAGGACGCTACTGCTATTGAGGATACCAATTCTTTATGAGATTTACCAACATTGTTTTGACAAACAGAAATAACCGTTGGAATGATATTTCCGTAGTGTCTTAAATCTACCTTCATTTTCTCTCATACACTGTAATAAATGATGTTCTTAGTATTTCGTCGATTTGTTCTGGGGTTTCTTTAACGCAAAAAATTTGGCGTTGCTCTAAAATAATTTCTGTTACCTGTACATAACTATCAGAATTTTCTGATGGAAGATCTGATAATGTTGATGAATATTTTAAAATTTTATCAGTATTAACTCTAACTTTATGCCCACCAGGGCTTGTTAATGTTATAAACATCTTTTGGTTCCTCTTTTTCTTTCTTATCACATTTAGTACAGAAAAAGTAATGATCTGTAAATCCTAGGTATTCTTTCCATAAATGAAGACATTCGTTTTTGTCCTCTCTAGGATCACCGAAAAGATCTATTAAATCTTTATAATCATTCCAATCGCTGTTTGACATAGTTAGATATTAGTTTTTGAATTTCTTTTTTTAATGTTTTTTTAACTTGTCTTTTCTTTCTGCTTTTTAATCCGGATGAATCGAGAACCACAAGAAGCAGCCACTTTGGTATGTGCAGTTTTCCGGATTGTTCAATAACAAACTCAGTTGGTTCATTATCTTTTGCTGGGTACATTTGTTTATAGCGTTGAATTTTATCCATTGTTCACCACCAATTTAAGATGATTTTTTCTTTTAACTATTTCAATTTTATTATCAATCGAAAGAGCCACCTTTTCTCCTTCTTCTAAATAAACAGCATCTTCAAAGTGTTCTAGTAATTGATCTTTATCCATACCCATTGCAAATTGATACCAAATATCAATATAAAATCCTTCACTGGGAATTTCAGATGGGATCAATTGATACCGATAAACGCCTTCTGTTGGTGCTTCTACTGACACGTTTAATCTTCTGAAAAAGGTTTCATCGCGCATAATGTGATTCCGTTTTGGCTCCTTATTTAATAGGGCAAGCTCCACCAACACATTCAAAGCTGTCTTGAATATCTGTTTCTTTAACTTCACATGATGTGATTGGTAGAACCAACTCCTTCATTTCATCATACTTTTCTTTGGTGATTTCTTCAAGAGGGGCTTGGTCAAAACCGTGTTCACTGTGCAAAAGAAAGCTAACAGTTTTAACATTAACATTATAGTTTTGTTTTAACCATTTTTTAATTTCACTTAACTCTTCTTTTTTATAATAAACTGTGCAGCTTACAGCATTATCACTCCAATTTGTTTGAAGTTGTTTTACATAATTAAGTTGATCAATTGCTGTCACATCTTTAGCAAGCACTGTTCCTTCAGGAAACTTACAAGGGAATGAAACAACGACTGTGTTGTTGTCTTGTGTTCCATCAAAATTTCTTTGGAATTCTACGTGATAGCCGTGCTGCCTACAAACATTTACCAATGGTGAACTAGATGCGATGCGGATTCTTCGGATGTAATGCTGGGAATATCCGGGATGAACGCCCGGAGTTGTCCCTGCTAATAAAGAAAGAGTTCCACTTGGTTTAACCGTTGTTAATTTAATAGAACGATTGAATCCCTTTTTATCGCTATATTCGTTGTCATATCTACGAAGTTTATCGTAAGTTTCAGGTAACCAGCTTCTCTGTTGTTCGGAAGCTTGAAGATAACCGGTTACCCCAATTCCCATTCGCATATTATAGTGGACAATATCTTTAGTTTCTGGGTGATGGCATTCTAATGCCAATGAATGTTTATTGATTCGATAAAGATAAGTTGCAACTTCTAACAATTCATCTTTTGAAGAAATATTGGGAAGAAAAATCTCGGCTAGACAACAAGTTTCTTTATCGGCCAGGGATTGTTCGGCGCAAGGGTTGAATCCGATTACATCGGGGTCTGGGTATTGTGTTTCACCCACTCGCCCGATGGAGCGGGCAAGTCCAAGATTAATAAGACCATATGGCTCACCGTTCCCCATGTACCCTTGCCAAAATTGTTCTGGTAAAAGATTAATGTCGTTACAAACAATTGAGTTGTTTGACATTGCTCGCCAGTTGGGAATGTTCCCTAGATCCCAACGCTTCGCATTTAAAAATTGAAGATCATCCATATCACCGATTGCAATTTGTGCTGAACGCCGTACATTACCAGCAACAACAACATATCCAATGATGTTCATAATATCTAAACAATCAATTGGTCTAGCTTTCTTACCAGCTCGATCATTTAGAATTTTACTGATCTGCTCAATCCCCCAGCAAAGTTCTTCTGGACCAGATGCTACTCCTCCGAATCCTTTGATGAGCGTTCCTTTCCCTCGGACGCAAATAGTCGAGAAAGTAAACCCTCTACCAGTAATAAAATGTGCTCTAAGAGTTCGTTCAAGGAGTTCAACCCATCCTTCCCTAGTGTCGGGTACAATGAAGTCTGCATCTTTTGTGTCTTGTCTTACTACTTTTGCTTTCTTAACTTTGGGTAATTCATAAACGTATTCGCGTTGAATGTTATATCCAACACCGCTTCCTAACATAAGCATGTCCATTGCCCAAGTAAAAGGGCGAATGGGTTCATTAACAAGAGTAACGGCACAGTTTTGTAGTGAGGCTAGGCCGAGTTTATCGACTGTCTTAGTGCCTAGTTGCCAAAGGAATCTACCAGCAACGCTTCCCTTTAGTCCGAGAAGGATCTGTTTGAGTCGGTCTTCTTCTTCTTCGGTAAAGCCGACGTTTAATTGGGCTCTACAAGATTTAATTACTCTATCAATTGTTTGGTTGAATTCTTCAGTTTGATCGGACCCTTCTTTAATTTTTCTTGCATATGTGCGCTTAAATGTGATGTATCCTAGTTCTCCCCAGGGAGTCTTGCTCATATTGCATTCCTGTTGATTATTAAATTGAATGTTTATGTAAATAAAAAGGGGCACTGACTGGGTAATTGAGTCAGTACCCCGGGGGTGCGCGGGTAAAGGAGGTAAACCGCGCTATCGTAAATTACGTAATTCGTAATTCTGATGTGATCTCACCAATCATACGATTGAGTGCTCGACGGGCACCTAGTTTAGTTGGATAGCGTCGTGTTGAATATCTTTCCCCATTGATTGTTACAAAGCCTCGGTATGAATCTCTAGATGATTCATAAGCCACACTACCCCTACTGTTAGAAGAAACACTTCGAGTTGTTACATTATTAAGAATGTTCATAACAGTTTTATTATTTCGACCCAGAAGATTTGTTCTTTTCATAATTACTCCTATTTTTAGTTATACATCACTGGAAATAAGTTGTCCAGTCTGTTTGAGAGTTTTTAAGTTCGCTTGTGTAGTATTCTCTATGTTGTTCAAACGCAAACCAAAACACATAGGGGTACATAATACTTTTAGGTACTCCATATGCCTCAATAATATTATTATCATGGTCTCTACCCAAAACACAATGTCCTAACTCATGAAAAATAATCTCCTCTCTTTCGCCTTCGTTGGAATTATTCCAGTTTGTTTCGTCCACCTCGATGTAATTCATTTCTGGGTATTTGGGGTAGTAATAACACATCGCCACGATTGGGTATTCTTGTGGTGAATATGAAATGTTAATTTCCACTTTTTCACCGATCTCGTTTTCAAAGGAAGTAACATAGTTATTAAAATCTTCGTGAATAATAAATTTTTTTTGTGTATTATTAAACTCACCCTGCGGGATGCACGCAATACTACTACTTAGTGTTAAAAATGTTAACAATTTCCCTAGATATTTTTTCTGAAAGAAATTTTTCGAGATCATCCAAATATTTTTGGTCTGCTTTTGAAAGAGCATCTGTTAACTCCTCCTCATGGTCAGGATCTTCGCTTAAAACATTTTGAACTTTTTGAATAAACTCACTAGGATTTAATTGTCCTTTTTGTATCTCAACGCAAACGAGGCACATTTAATCTCTCCAATCGGAAAAGGGATCGTCTTCTTTTTCTTTTTTTCTGTCTTCTGTCCCGTAGTAGTCTACTGTACGAACTTCTTCTAGCTTTATGTTTTTATCTCGGCATATTCCACAAGTATTGTTTTTAATTCCATAGGATAGTTCCCATTGATAATCACAATACATGCATGTGTATTTGTACTTAGTTTTAGGCATAACCGATCACAAATCTAGTTTCAGTTTTATTTAAAATGTCAAAAACGATATTGAAGGCGGCGTCGTCGTAAACTCTTTTGGGTTCTAAAAAATCAAATATGCTGCTGTTAATTTCTCTTGTTCTTTTGATACAACCCTGCAATATTACTAAGTTACTTTTACTTCTTTGAAATGGGGTAGAGCCGTCAAATGTGTAGTAAAGTGTTTCTTGGATTCTTTTGCAAGTTTTTATAAATTGATTTTTTGAATTTGTGTTTTGAATTCTAGATGCTGTGTACTTTGCTGATTCAACAAATAAATTAATAATTATGTCTTTTGTTTCATTATACCTAGTTAAACCTTTAAATGAAGGAACTGCATAGATTTTATTACGCATTGACTACCTCGTGTTCCTCATAATAAACGATCATATCGTTTAATCTAGATTCTAATTCCTGGACAGTGGTTGCTGCTAAATCTTCAGAGGAGTATACAGAATGGATTGAAGAACTCTCATTCATCTCATCGGAAATTATAACAATATAAACAATGCTAGTCATTTTCCGATAAAACTCCTTGCGATAAACACAAACAAAACGATCCCCCAAATTAAAAGAATAAACTGAATCAAATTATGCAAATAAATCTCCTAGCTCTAACTCTTCATATAATACAACAGAATCTTCGTAAGAGCAAGCCATGTCTCTACTAATTTCAAGGCAAATTAAATATTTAATTTGATCTTTATATTGCGAGTTGATTTCATCTTTAAACAGCGGGTCCGAGTTTAAAAGATTTTTTTTACGTTCCCTGTATTGATTTGTTAGTGCTTCAAGGTGCTCAAAATTATCAAGAACGTATTGCATTAAATCAGGCCCATGTTGGTCTTTCACGATTAGTCCACCTATAAATATAAGATTTATGTTTTCGGTAGTATTCTTGGTACGATTTTACAGAGTCGCCTACTTTACATTCTTCAGGCATACAAGCGGGTGGGTCGGTGAAAAAATCCTCCCCCCACTCTAAAACGTCAATATTGGCATGGCACCAAAGAATCACTATATTACTCTTATGTACCTTCTTATAGCGTCTGGTGTACTCTTCACACAAGGCTAGACCATGCCTGATAAGCCATTCATAATTAGCCCGAGATTGTCTTGTCCATACAGAAGAGGGGTGATTATAGTGGGTTCGTCTATAAGGCGCTGTGCCTTGAGGAAACGCGCTACACAAAAGCTGCGCGGTTTCAAGCGGCATCTTAACCACATGCTTATCTACAAGTTGTTGTGCAGCAATTACAGGATCACGGTCTACGTAAAAGATA